GCAATCCGAAAAGGAGAAACCCCAATCGACGTCTCAAGAGCCGCCGTTACTCGACTTCTGAGCCGAGCTCGCAAGCACCACGCGGAGTGTGTCGAACGCTCCTACGCGCAGATGTGGTGGGAGGGGTACATCCGCTGCTGCGAGCACATGCTCGAGATGGAGAACGAGTGATGGGACTCGCCCCGAACTACATCCCGCCCGGGTGGGTGGAGCCAAACCTCGGCCCTGGCGTCAGCCGGCCCAAGGCCGACGAGCGCACCCGTGACTTCCGCTTGCGGGTCAAGCAACCAGACATGCCTGCAATGCGAGTGGTGATGCCGGCGCCGACCAAGGCCAAGGCAATCAGCTACTGCAAAAACCGCTGGCCAAACGCAACTGTTGAGGCACTCGAATGACCCTTCTCAATGAACTGACTGAGCTCTACTGGAGCCTGGGCGAGTACAGCATCGATGACCGCCGGCGCATGAAGGCGGTGGTGCATGAGATCAGCCAGCGCATCCGCACCTGGGCGCCCGATGAGGGCCAGGCCCGCATCTGCTTCCTGGCCATCAACGAGGTGGCCGATCGACTCATCCGCGAGACCAACAATGACTGACCCCAAGATCGAACAGCGCCGCCAGGACTACCTCGAGTGGCTGTATCAGCAGTCGGGCCGCACCTGCAACACCTACACCGGGCTGTACCAGGAGCGACTGAAGGAGCTGGTTGAGGCCGACATGAAAGAGGCCGGGCTGTGAAGTTGCTGATCGACGCCGAGGTCTACCTGTTCCGCTCCGCCACCGCGGCGGAATGGGAGGCCGAGTGGGATGACGGCGACTGGACCTATCTGTGCCGTCACGCCGATGCCCAGGCCAACTTCCAGGAGTTGATCGCCGAGATCCGCGAGGGCGCCCCCGATCACCAGCCCGTGCTGGTCTTCGGGGATCGCGTCTCCTTTCGCTATGGGGTGTGGCCCCAGTACAAGGCCAACCGCAAGAGATACCGCAGGCCGGCCGGCTACAAGCAGCTGATCGAGTGGGTTGAAAAGGCGGCTCAGTCCCGCGGCTGGCGGGTTGCGCGCCTGCCTGACATCGAAGGGGATGACGTTCTGGGAGTGCTTTACGAAGACGGCGATGTGATCGCCTCAATCGACAAAGACCTGCTCACCATCCCCGGCCTGCACCTGCGCAATGGCGAGATCATTCACGCCAGCAGACTCGAGGCCGATCGCACCTTCTACGCCCAGGTGCTGACCGGCGATGCCACCGATAATTATCCCGGCTGCCCTGGCTACGGCCCAGTGACGGCTGAGAAGGCCTTGGCCAGCTGCTCTACGGAGGTGGAGATGTGGCAGACGGTGCTCGCCGCCTACGCCAAGAAGGAGCTCAGCGAGGACTACGCGATCACCCAAGCCAGGTGTGCTCGCATCCTTCGGCCTGGTGAGTATGACTTGCAAACCGGCACTCCCCTGCTATGGAGCCCGCCGGTAGCCTGACTACATCTGCAGGCCTGTAGTGGTTGCGCTGCCTCCGATCTCTGAGCGCCTTGTGAGTGCATTGGCGCAGAAGTTCCCGGACCGTGCGCCTGATCTGCAGTGGACCGAAAAGGAGGTCTGGTTCCGCTCCGGCCAGGCCTCTGTGGTCCGCTTCCTGATCACTGCAATGCAGGAGCAGTTCGAGAAAGGTGTTGATCTGGAGGTGGGCTGATGTGTGTTGGAGGCGGCGGCGGGAGCGTGCCAGCGGCCCGGATCACTGATCCGCTGCAGGGCACCAAGCAGTACAAGCAGGCCACACAACGGGTCCAGCGGGTGAAATCCCGCAAGGGTCAGATGGACCCGGCTACCTACAAGGAGAAGCTGGGCAACGCCAGGCAACAGCGCAAGGCAGTCAAGAACAAATACAAAGATCCCCGCGCCAACCGGGTCGAGAACGACACCCAGTTCATGTGGGACAAGGTCAAAGACCTGCTGGCCCCGGACAACCCGCTGAACCTGGCGCAGGATCTGCTGAACCAATCAAACCAGGGGCTGCAGGACACACTGACGCAGCTCAAGGATCTGTCGGAGATGGCGGCCGACAACCAGCAGCTGCTGCAGCAAGACGCCATGCGGCAGAGCTTGCTGAAGGGCGCGCCCCCGCCAGAGGACAGCGCTGATCGGCCCGTGGTTGGCCGGTTCCGCGACGAGAACTACAGGCCTGGGCAGACCAGGCAGGCGCTGCGGATTGACCGCACCCCCTCCAGCACCCTCACCATCTAGGAGCACGACCGATGGCCAAGAACGCCAACAAAAAGATCAAGCAGGCCCTGCAGGGCAACAACAAACTGACCAGGTCCGAGATTCAAAATCTCAACAACGCCGGCATTTCCACCGCGAAGATCCTCACCGTCGCCGCCAAGAACGACGCAACGATTGGGGATAGAGCGCAGGAGGCCTACAACATTGACCAGAACAAGAAGGGCGTTATCAGCTACACGCCAACGGCAATGGACGCAGCCCCAAAGCCTGGCTCTGGCTGGGCTGTTACCGGCTCGCAGACAACGCGGTCGCCCGTAATGAAAGGGGAGAGCTCCACCACGACTCTGCCGACCTACAGCTTTATGCCTTCTACGAAGGTGACGGTCAACAAGGGGCCGGCAGACCCTGCCACAGCAACCGATACGACGCAGGCACCCGCATCAAATCAAACTCAGCAGTGGTCTGACTCGGTTGATGCCGGCACGCAGGCAATGATCGACGCGATCAATGCGTCAGTCGCCCAGAACCAGGCGAACCAAGACCTCTACATGGGGATGATCAATGACTTGATGAGCCAGATGTCGGCTGCGAATACACAGCAGCAGCAGATGTCGGCCACGCCTTACGCCGTAATGACGACCACCAGCGCTCCGGCGCAAGGCGCGCAGGTGACGCAGGCCATCAACCGTCGCCTCAAGAACCTCAACACCTCGTTGGCGATCTCGCCGACTGAGACCGCAACGGCCGGCACTGGCCTCAACATCCCCGTCTGATCATGGCCACTGCAGCGCAGCGTTACCGGGCCCTCGAGTCCGATCGGAACTACTACCTCGAGCGGGGGCGGGAGGCTGCGCGGCTGACCCTTCCCTACCTCGTGCCATCCAGCAACGAGCCCACCAAGGGGAACAAAGAAGTGTTCCCCCTTCCGTGGAATGGCATCGGCGCCCGGGGCGTGCTCAATTTGGCGAGCCGGATGCTTTTGGCTCTTCTCCCTCCAACGCAGAGCTTCTTTCGGTTCACGCTCAACGAGATGGAGATGATCCGCCAGGGCATCGACACCTCCCAGAAGTCAGAGCTTGATTCGGCCCTGGCAAAGATGGAGCAGGAAGTGCTCCGCTCGATCGAGGGCACCAACGATCGGGTCGCCTTCCATGAGGCGCTGCTGTGGCTGATCGTCTGCGGCAACGTGCTGCTCTACGTCGGCAAAGACGGGCTGAAGGTTTATCACCTGAACCGCTACGTCTGCTCGCGCGACCCCATGGGCAATCCCCTGGAGGCGGTGACGTGCGAGGAGCTGGCGATGAACACGCTCCCGCCCGAGATCAAGGCGCTGCTCGAGGAGGACGAGGACGACGTTGTCGGCCGCCTGGCCAAGGACGACTACGACGAGATCGGCGAGTACGACAAGACGGTCAAGGTCTACACCTGCGTTCACTGGGAGAAGGGCAAGGTCGAGTGGTATCAGGAGGTCAAGGGCAAGCGGATCCCCGGCAGCGAGGGCGAGGCCCCGATCGAGTCGAACCCGTGGATGCCACTGCGCATGTCCCGCGTGGATGGCCAGCCCTACGGGGTGGGCTACGTCGAGTCAGCCGCGCTGGCTGATCTCAAGACGGCTGAAGCCCTAAGCCAGGCGGTGGCCGAAGGCTCCCTGGCCAGCGCTGCGATCCGATTCCTGGTGCGCCCCAATGGCGTCACCAAGGCCAAGGCCCTGGCGGATGCTGCCAACGGCGCCTTTGTTGTCGGCGACATCAATGACGTCCAGGCCCTGCAGGTGCAGAAGGCCGGCGACATGCAGGTGGCCATGGCCGGCCTGGCCAGGGTTGAGGCCCGCCTCAGCCAAGCGTTCATGCTCGCCGACGTGCGCGACAGCGAGCGCACCACCGCAGAAGAGGTCCGCCTCCAGGCGCTGCAGATCGAGAACTCCCTTGGCTCGATCTATTCGATCCTCACCACCGAGTTCCAGACCCCCTACGTCACCCGCAAGCTGGATCTGCTGATCCGCCAAGGCAAGCTCCAGCCCCTGCCCAAGGAGCTGGTGCGCCCAGTGGTCAGCGTGGGCCTGGCTGCCGTTGGCCGCAGCAATGACCTCGAACGGGTGGTGCGCTTTGTCAGCACCATCGCCGAGCTCGGCAACGCCATTGGCCAGCAGGAGGTGACGATGCGGGTCAACCCCTCTGAGTTGATCCGCCGACTCGCCGCCTCCATGGGCGTCGACACCGTTGGCCTAATCAAGACCGACGAGGAAGTCGCCGCCGAGCAGCAGCAGGCCCAGCAGATGGCGCTTGCTCAGCAGGCCATGGCGTCACCCATGGCCGACCCGCAGAAACAGGCCGAGGCCGCTGCCATCGAGCAGCAGCTGGCCAACCCTGACCAACCCACCGAACCGCAATGACCCAAGCACCCGTCGACAACAGCCTCAGCACAGCTGAAGCCATCCACGAAACGCCGGTCGCCCCCGGGCAGGAGAGCCTGCTCGAGGAGTTCCTGGCAGAACGGGACGCTGAACAGGCTGAGCCGGAGAAGATCCTCGGCAAGTTCAACAGCCAGGAGGAGCTGGCCAAGGCGTATCAGGAGCTGGAAAGGAAACTGGGCCAGCCCAAAGACCAGCCCGCGGAGACCTTGCCTTCACCCCCCAAGGCTTACACCCGGGAGGAAGGCGTCAAGGAGTACGGCGAGTTCCTGGCCGGCAAGTTCGAGGAAGCCGAGTTCAACCCCTACGAAATGGCTGCCGCCTTTGAGGCGGGCCAGGACGTTGAACCGTTCATGGCCAAGCTCGAGGGCGTTGGCATCCCTCGCTCCATCGTCGAGCGCTACCTCGAAGGCGGCTACGAATCCGCGCCTGGGTCCGTTGAACTCAGTGCTGAGGATCAGGCCGAGATCAAAGGCCTGGTCGGCGGCGAGGAGCAGTTCCAGCAGCTGTCGGCCTGGGTGAAAGAGAACGTCCCCCAGGACGAGATCGACGAATACAACGCAGTGGTCGCGGCTGGGAACAAAGAGGCGATCCGCTGGGCGCTGAAAGCGATGCAGGCACGGGCATCCCAGGGCAGCGCACCCAAGCAGGCAACCCTTAAGGAGCCGGAGCTGGTGGGCAGCGGCCGCGCGCCATCGGCCGG